CCCGACGTCAACGACCATTTCCCAGTACGCACGTAGTATTTTAGACCTCTAGCAAGCTCATGAACGTTAGGGATCTCGTTAGGGAGATTTGTACTTCTCCTGAGGTCCTTACTGAGCTTACTATGAGCGTCGGTAGGGAGAACGCTAAGCTTTTCCAGCTCGGCATATCGTCCCTGCTGGCTCCTCTTGTCTCGTCTTCGGATGTTGACAAGCCACTGAGACTCTATCGTAGAGAGGTTCGCTCCTTTTTAAGCGATCCAATTCTCTTCATAAAGTCCCGTAGTCAGTTGTGTGATAAACTTCTTCACACTTTGTCGTGGACAGGTGGCGATGCAGATCTTTATGCATTACTACCCGAATTCAAGAAAACCCCGTTAACACGGGACTTTCTAGAGTTCCTACGAACTGACTCAAGCTTAATCCTCAAATTCATCGTGTCATATCTCCTTCACTTGAAGAAGATTGACTATGTCGATGAGTCGCTTTACCAAATCTCTTATGAGAAATGGCTAGCGTGTGAGGAAAAGCTTAGTGGTATGGAGTTTGACGAGGATCTGACCCATGATCTCGGCATGATTGTCGCTGAGATTTTGGATCCACCCCTCGAGGATGTATTCCTGGGACATTTTGGTCCAGGATTCACCGCCGAGGGGTTCAAAGATCCAAGAGACAAGTTTGAGTATCTGTCTCTTGATCCCCTGACTGCGTACGCCTTCCGCGGACGTATCAGGATATCTGTCAAACAAGATAAAGATCGACATATTGGGCGTGGTGCCTTTGTCCCTAAGGACGTAGGTACCTCACGTTCGATCGTCATGGAGCCGAATGGGCGTATGTATACACAACAAGACGTGTTGCATTCGCTTCGTCGGTCCTTCTCCAGCTCTCTGATTTCAGAGTTTGTATCCCTTGATCACCAAGAGTTTAACCAACTCTTAGCTTTCTCCGGATCTGCTGGAGCTCCATATGATACGCTCGATTTGTCGAGTGCATCAGACCTTGTCCATATTGATCTGGTCCGCGCGATATTCCCGAGAAGGTGGTTAATTGCCTTCTTAGGATGCCGCACATCTCATGTCAAATTTGGAGATGAGGTGCATCACTTGAGAAAGTTTGCACCCATGGGTTCAGCATTATGCTTTCCCGTACAATGTGTGGTTTTTACATCCATTACATTGTTAGGTCTTATGCAGTCGCT